GGCCTGCGGTCCACGTACGCTTCATCCCACTCAAACGTCAGCACTTCCCCCAGCGCCACCTGGCTGTGCGTTTGGATATACCATTTCAGCTTTAATTCCTGCCAAACTGCGCCTTTCCGGTATTCCGGCGTTGGCCCAAAAAGCGCCTGCAGGGCAACGTGCACCCCAGCCAGGCCAGCCAGGCACACAGCCGCAACCGCCGCCAGCGCAATGCATACGCGTTTTTTGTCCGACATGCCATTGCCTCCTTTTACTCATAAAGCCATTGCAGCTGCCCCGCATCCATTGCCTCGGTTGTATAGTGGAACAAAAGCAGATCCGCTTCGTCAAACCCCTGGCACAGTTCCAACGCCTGCCGGATAGCCTCCTCAGAACCATAGCGGCTGAAAAGCTCTGCATGAACAGCCTCTGGCGTATCCGGCATTTTTGCCGCCAGGCTTCGCCCCACAGAGTTGTTGTGCATATCCATCACAATATTCTCGGCCGTGGTAAGGCCGGTGGCAGGGTCGGAATTATTCAAAACACCAGATTTATACTGATAGTCTAAATAAGCTTCATGTGCTGTTGCAAATGTCTCGGCCATTTCCGGGCCAATGCGGTAAGCCATTTGTGCGTTCCAAAAGGCATGCAGAAATGCATTCGGCTTTGCGCCGTCCACATCAAGGTTGGGATCTCCTTCAAATAACACCCTTTTTCCCAGTTGCGCCTTGTTAGAAGAGGTATATGCTTTGATGCCCTCTTCGGGGTTATGCATTGTTAAATCAAGTTCTACAGTTTTAATTTTTTTTGATAGTACCGGCACAAGAAGTTTAGCAAGTAGATAAGTAGGAGTTGAATCAGCCATTTTCCAACTTTCATGCCCTTCATGGGTTGAATCCACCCAATCCATCCACCACTGCGGGTCGGTGTAATCGGGCGGAAGATATTCGTCTGCCGGCCGCGCCGCGCCCAGCTGCCCGCCGGAAAGCGGGCTTTCTGTTGCCCTGGCGCCGCTGCCTGCAAGGCCCGCCTGCAAATTTTGAGGTGCCGCGCAGCAGCTGCACTCCGTCTTGCGCGCCGTGCCGCACGGCGCCTGGCGCGGGCGCTTCGTCCACAAAGCGGGGCAGGCCCTCCTGCTTTGGCAAAGGCCCTGCGGGCCAGGGCAGCAGGGCCAGGGCGCCGGGCGCCAAATCGGTGCGCCGCTTTGTTTCTTCCATCATACTGCCCGGCTGTGTGCCCGTCAACCCTGTGCCGGGCCAGGGCAGCTCCATCGTGTGCAGCCGGGGCGTTTCCTCCCATTCGCCCGGGCCCGCATAGGGCGCGCCGCCTTGGGCGCCTGTGCGCGGGTGCACGCCGCCCGCAATTTCGCCCCAGGCGCTTAATTTGGCGCGCGGCGCGCCGCCTTGTGCTTCGTTCCCGGCGCCCGCCCGTGTGCGCGGCGGGCTGCCTTGGGCCCGGCCCCAGTCGTCTGTGCGCGGCGCCTGCGGTTCGGCCTTTTGCGCCCCGGCGCCCGCGCGGGCCGCCTGCCTTTTGGCCTGCTTTTCTTCGTCTGCGCGCACAGCCTGCGCCAGCCTTTGCGCCACCTCTTCGCTTTTTTCTTTTGTGTCGCGCTCTATTGCGCGCGCAAAGGCCTCGCGCCTGTTCCAAAAATCGTTTTTTTCCCTTTTTTTCATCGCGCGGTTTCCTTTCTTTCTTCTGTGCGCTTTCTTTGTGCGCGGGCCGGGGCCCGCGCACAAAGAAAACGGCCGCCGGGGTTTGCCCGGCGGCCATGCCGCGCATGCTGCGCGCTGTGTCAGGCCGTAACGGCCTTGGTGGGCACGGGCTCGCTTTCGCTGTTCACCACTTTCACGTTGCGGCTTTTCACCGGCGCGGTGATGGCCGTGCCCGTGATGCCCTCGCCGCAGATGGAAATGCAGCGCCAGTTGTTGAAGCCCGCCATAAAGCGCGCGCGGCCCTTGAACACGTTGGCGTCGGTGTTCGGGTCTATGTCGCTTTTCACCGTCAGGGGCAGGCGGTCCAAAAACGGCAGGCACATGTAGTCGTCTTTGAACTTCGAATCCATCATGATGAAATAGGGCTTGCCGCCAATGGCCTTGGGCAGGTAGTTCCACACCAGCACGTTCCACAGCCCGGCCTGGAAGTTGATGGCGTTGTTGCTGGTTTCGGGGTCCAGCTCGCTGCCCACGGCCGCCAGCACGGCGCGCTTCAGCTCGCCCACGTTGGGGATGAGGATGGTATCCGGCGTCACGTTCAGCAGATGGCCGTCGTCGTCTGTGAAGCTCTGCATGGAATCCTGCACTTTATCCAGCACATAGGTGGAAAAGGCCCCCTGAAAGGCGTTGCACTGGGCGCCCGTGCCGCCCGTGATGGACGGGTGCGCCGTGGAAAACAGCGCCGCGCCGTCCGCCGAGGCGGTGGAGTATTCGCGCCCGCCAATGGTGGTTTTTTCGGCCACGCCGCCCGCCAGAAGCCCCGCGGCAAACTCTTCGCGCGTGCGGTTGAAGCTGGTGGCAAAGATGTTGGCGCGGCTTTTGATTTTGCCGTACTTTGCGTCCTCCACCATCTCCTGCGTCACCTCAAACGAGCTTTTCCAGGTGGTGGGCTCCAGCACTTTGGCATAGCCCTCCTGCATGCTGGTTTTGGGGTAGGCGCCGTTCTCGCCCACGTCCTCGAAGTTGCCAAGGCTTGTCTCCTGCGTGTATTTTTCGGCGTAGTTGCGGGTGCTGTCCATGAAAAACACGTTTTTGATTTGGCTTTGCTGCTCAAACGCCTCCACGTTTTTCTCAATCACAGCGCGGATGGGCTCCTGGCTTTTGCCGTAGATGCTGTCGTTCAAACCCGAGCCCTTGGAAAAAATAATGCCTGCCATGCTCGTCTCTCCTCTCTGTCTCTCATTCGAAATGGCCGCGCACGCGGCTGTTGGTTGCGGCGCCGTCCGTCCAATCTATGGTGAACACGCCGCTGTCGGTGGTGGCGGTGACGCTTGCGGCGTCGGCGCCCAGCGTCACCTTGCTGCCCACCAGGGTGGCCGCCACGGTGGCGCTGCTTTGCGTTTCAAACACGGTGGTGGGCAGCACGCGCAGGGCCGGGTACAGCCCGTCTGCCGTCTTTTCGCCCATCACCATGTGCGTGGGGGCCGCGGTGGCCGTGGCCTGCGCCAGTTTGCCGCCGCTGCCCAGGGTGGCGGCGCTGCCCAGGGCCAGCTGTGCGTCGCTGGGCAGGTATTCAAAGGGTTCCACCGCGCCCAGGGCGCGCTTTGCAATTTTGAACATTCTGTTTTCTCCTCTCTTTGCGTTTGTGGTTTGCCGCGCAGGGCGGCCGGGGCGTGCCCGGCCGGCTACTGCCGGTATTTTTTTGCATAGTGTTCGGCCTCTTTGCGCGAAATGCCAAAGTTGGCCCATTCGGCATATTCCTCTTCCGTAAGGCCGCCGGGCGCGGGGCCTTCGCCGCCCGCCGGGGCCAGATGCCCCTTGCCGCGCGCCGCGTTGATGGCCGCCTGCCGGGCCGCCGCTGCCTGGCCGCGGGCCAGGCGCTCGAAGTTCACGGCCTTGTAGGCCACGTCCAGCGGCACGCCGCTGCGCACCAGCGCGTCGAACTGGGGGAAGGTGTCCATGCCTGCAATGTCGGCCAGCGTTTTTACGGCCGGGTCCAGCTCGCTGATGCGGCGTATCTGGCTGTTCAGCACGCGCTCGCCCTCGCTGCGCCGCGCCCGCTGCACCAGCTGCATGGCCTGCTGCACCACCGGGTTTTGCGCCGCGGCCTGCGCCGCAGCCTGTGCATCCACAGGGGCCGGGGTGCCGGGCGCCGGGCCAGCGGCAGGCGTGCCGGGCCCCTGCGGCGCCCCCTGGCCCGCGGCCGGGCCGGGGGCGGGCATGCCCGCCCCTGCGGCGCGCGCGGCGGCCTCCTGCCGGTGTGCGGCCGCCTGGGCGTCCAGCGCGGCAAACAGGTCTTTCACGCTGCGCACCGGCTGGCCGTCCGGCAGGCGCAGCCCGCCCGAATGGGCCGCGGCCTCGGCGTCCTGCTGTGCGGCAAGGCGGCCATACCGCGCGGCGGCCTCGCGCTCGGCGCGCAGGCGCGCCGTTTTCCACACCTCGTTCGGCACGGGCGGCTTGCCTCCCGGTATTCCTTCGCCCTGTGCCTTGGGTGCGGGGCCGCTTTGCGCGCGGTTTGCCGCCTCGGCCATCTGTTTCAGCTCTTCGCCGCCCAGGGGCGGCGTGTCCTCCCATGCAGGGGCGGCTGCCCCCTGCGCGCCCTGTGTGCCGCCCGCCCCGTGCGCGCCGTCCGGCGCGCTTTCCTGTGCGGGCTGCCCTGCGGGCATTACGCCGTTTTCCATTTCTTCCATTGTGTTTCCTTTCCGCCCCCCTGGGGCTGTGTGCCGGTTTGCGCCCCGGCTGGCTTTGGCCCGGGCTTTCCCCCGCGGCCCCGGGCACAGGGCCCGTGCAATATGCTGCGCCCCGCGCCGGGCAGGCCCGGCGCGGGGCAAAAGGCGTCACTTGCCGGTTTTCACCACCGGCTTTTTGGTGCTGGCGGTGGGCTTCGGGGCCTTCACCGTCATGCTGCCCGTGTTGGGAATTTCCAGCTTCGCCATGTTCTCTCCTCCTTTCTGCCCACGGCGTTCTGTGCCGGGCAGGGCGTGCGGGGCCGCCGCGCGCGCCGTTTTCAGCGCGGCGCCCGTTCTGCCGCCCGGCCTTATGCAAGCCGGGCGCGCTGCGCGCGGGGGTGCGTCGTGTGCCCCGTGCCGGGCGCGCCCGGTTGGGCCTTGTTTGTGCGCCGGGCAGGCCGGGGGCGTGCGCC